CTTTTCAAATTTTTAGTTCCTTAAAATTTCTACAGATCAGCGATATAAAAAAAATAATAAAGTGCGCTTTTTAGAGGTAACTTTCATGAAGAATATTACTGAAAAATCGCTTTTTGATGTCTTCACACAACATCAAGCCTATCTTTATCGAGCATCTTCCAGATCGGTAAATGAGCTTTTTAGATTTTTTAATACTGAAACGATAGCTATGCTTGATCGTTTGGAGCATTTAATAAAAGAGCTTAATGATACTGAAAGGGCTGCTTTAGCAGGTGGAGAATACACAACTCGTCACCTTAAAAATATTCAACTTGTGATTTCAGATTGGTTTAATTCAATACGTGCTGTTCTACCAGAAATGTTTGCTCATTCGGCAACTAGTTTGGCTGTTTATGAATCAAATTATGTGGCTAAGTTATTTAGTAAAGTCGTTAAAGATTTAGAGAGAGAGCACCTCTATAAATTAATAAAACGAGTTCCATTAGCGGGGGGTGCCTTAGTTGATGAATCCTTAGCTCAAATTAGTGAGAACGCCTTGCAAAGAATTGAATATGCTATTCGCGATGGAATGAATACAGGTATGACACCTCAGCAAATTATTAGGCGTATTACTGGTACGAAACGCCTTAAGTATGAAGATGGATTGCTCAACAGTACCAGAATTGATATTGAACGTATTGTCAGAACCCTGCGGAGCCATATCTCAAATCAGGTCTATTTATATAACTTCAAAAAATTTAATTTTGAATATGTCAGGTTTGTGAGTGTACTTGATGGGAGGACTTCTAAAGTTTGTGCAGCCATTGACGGTTCAATTTGGAAATTGAATGATCCAGCGAAAAGGGTGCCACCTTTGCATCCCAATTGCCGGAGTATTCTGGTTCCTGTTAGTAAGGACGGAAGGCTTATTGGTAATCGGTCTTTTATTATGGATGAAAGAAGGATGCGAGACATTCCTAAAGATGAACGGGCTCAATTAATGGGTCAAATAGATGCAGATATTTCCTTTAAAGAGTTTTTTAAACTGACCGATAATTTTTTCCAAAAAGAATGGTTAGGCCCTAAACGCTATAAATTATATAAAGAAGGGCAATTTGATTTTGACAAATTCTTTGATCCTAAAGGCCGACTTTATACTTTGGATGAGCTGAGGGAGCTCGATGAGCGAACCTTTAAAATACTTGGGCTGTAATTTTAAAGGATAACTTGTTACCCTTGCGCGTGAAATTAAGGTGAGATTATGAAATTTATATTCCTCTTTATGAGCGCGATCACTCTTCCATGCTATGCTGCATCTGAAACTATGGAAACGCATTATTGTTATCTTGTGAAAAATGCTGCAAAAGGTGTTATGGATGCGAGACAACATGATGTACCAGTGATTGAACTACAAGAGATTGCTAGTCATCTTGAAGAAGCAGAGGCAAAAGAGCTTTATCAACAAATTATAGATACAGCGTATTCTTCTAAGTTATTTGAAGATCCTTTAACCAAAACAAAAGCTGTTGAAGACTTTCAAATGATATGGCATGAAAAATGTTTAGCGAAGAGTTCTATAAGCTGAGCTATATAAGTAAATAAGACCTGCTCATGGAGTAGGTTTTTTATTTAATTCAAGAAAATAACAATAAAAGTATTAGAAAATAAAAACTATAGATGAAGTGAAATGTTATAAAAATGACTACCAAACTTGAGAGTAATAAAGAACAACTTAATATTTATGACATTAAGTTGAAAAAGTTTGTATAACAAAGTGTTTGCAACAAATTAAGAACTCAACCTTTCAATTAACAGGTCAAAGTATTCATTATTGGGGAACTTTGTAGTTTATTTTTACTCTTAATTTCAGGTTAAGGCTTGATCTTTTAGATATTGGCCAATCGGTGAGTATGTTTGGAGAACATACAGTGATGAGTCATGAAAGTTTATCTAAAAGTTTAAGTAAAGTTCCAGAAGTTACGTTACTGTTCTGGATCATTAAAATTGCTGCTACCACCTTAGGTGAAACTGCTGGAGATGCGCTATCTATGTCCCTTAATTTGGGATATGTAATTAGTACAGCTATTTTCGCAGTGATATTTGCAGTTTTTGTTGGCTTGCAAATTAAAGCCAAAAAATACAATTCATTTTTTTATTGGGCGACCATTATTGCCACGACCACATTAGGAACAACAATTGCCGACTTTGTTGACCGAACTTTAGGTGTGGGTTATGCAGGTGGAAGTTTAATATTGCTTATTTTATTAGGTCTCTCTTTGTTTGTCTGGTATTTAAGCTGCGGCACAATTTCGGTAAAAAGTATTCAATCTGCTAAAAGTGAAGCCTTCTATTGGCTAACCATTATGTTCTCTCAAACATTGGGAACAGCATTAGGTGATTGGACTGCGGATACTCAAGGGTTAGGGTATACCAGCGCTGCTTTAATTTTTGGTACTTTGTTATTGGTTTTAGCAATCTGCTATTTCTATACCAAAATCTCAAGAACATTATTATTCTGGCTGGCCTTTGTTCTTACTCGACCGCTCGGAGCGGTTTTAGGTGATTTCCTCGATAAACCTATCGCGCATGGTGGATTAGAGCTAAGCAGATTTAGCGCATCTTTTGTTTTGTTGGCTTTTATTGTGGTCTGTTTAATGGTCTTTAAACCTAAAGCAGCAGAGACATCACATTAACTTAACTATTAAAAGAGGCTGCATTATTCTGTTGGAGGATGTGGTCTTTTTTTATTTGAGCGCAAAAGGTTAAATGAAATCTTGTTAACATTTTATTTTGGACGTAAAAAAGCCCTTGCTCGAAAGCTAAGGGCTTAGTCATTCATTGATCTAGCAATGAACTATATAAGGCTCATCTCATACTGAGGCCAGTATATATGAAATTGAGTCAATAAAGAAGGTGATGTATAGCCTCTTGAAGAGCAACCAAGCCAAACAACTTTATCAAGAGCTTATCAAACCTCATGTTCTTCAAAGCTATTCGAAGGCTCTCTCATTAAGTCCAACGCTATCGAAAATTTCCAAACCACAACACTGGCTAAGCGCGGTAAAGAAGTAGAGAAGGTATTAGTTCGGGTTCTTAATATCATGCAAGGCCAACGTTACATCAAAATTTGTGAGCGAAATCCCACGCAGGAACAATTCTTTTATGGTTGGATCGCTAACCGCGTTTCACTATGAAGTTTCTGATTTCGCTGTGTATTCTACCTTCAGGTTGCACAGCTCATACGATATCTACAAAAGTGCATGTCATTGTTTGTGTGCAGTGTGTGAATTAAAGCCTTTAGGAAAATGCTTTTTTATAGATGGGCGAATAAGTTAAATTGGTTTAAATTTTCTTTAAAATATATTTAATTTTAGCTTTAGTATCTATAAGTTAATATAAAGAGCTTTATTGTTATTTTCGTAAAAATAAAAATTAAAAATTGTTTTTAAGCTAATGTTTTTTAAAATTATATATATTTTATATTTACATTAATAAGATTGGATACAGAGGCATGATTTATTATTAAATTTATATCATCTACTTTAAATAAGCTATTTACCCTTTGCGAAGAATATTCAACGAGCGGTATAAATATGGTTGAGTGAAATAATGAATAAATAACCCCAACCTTGAATTTACAAGTAGGGATATAGATTGGAAATGTGAAAAAGCTACCCATAGGTAGAAATACTCATGAATTAAGTTAAAGGATATTGGTATGAAAGCTATTTTAACGAAGAAAATTATTAGCTGTGTCGCAATTAGTGGTGTTTTAAGCTTCAGTGCATTTGAGATTATGGCAGCGAATCAACAAACTATAAATGATGGTAAGAATCACTCTAAAATATTAAATGAAAACCATGAAAATTTGACTGATAGTCAAATTTTCAAGATATTAAGTACAGCTAATAATGGTGAAATTAAGCAGGCAAAAACTGCACTGCCAAAACTAAAAATGGATGAAGCTAAGAAATATGCTGAAATGATGATTAAAGAACATTCAGCCAATGAAAAAAATGCACAAGCGTTGGCAAGTCGGTTACAGTTGATTTCACAAACCAGTAATCTTAGTGAATCATTGCAAAATGATAGTGATAAAATTGTTAGTAAGCTTAATCAAGTAACATCAGATACTGATAAAAATTACATGATGAGTCAAGTTAAAGTTCACCGTAAAGTTTTGACGATAATTGATAAGCAGTTAATACCAAACACGAAAAATTCTGAATTAAAAAATATGCTCGTACAAACACGTGATGCTGTTGCGAAACACCTAAAAGCAGCTGAAGATATATTTAAAAAGATAAAATAATATACAATTGGTATCTTTAAAAAATACATTTAAAAAGCCTAGTATTAATTAACTAGGCTTTTTTAAATTGCATATACATAAAATCATAATTTCCTTCAGAGCAGTGTAAAACTAGAATGTTATGGGTAATGTTTAATCTAGCGAAATATAATGATTATGGGATAAAGAATGATATAATTGTGAAGACTATTTGAATAAGAATTTTTATTGATGAGAAATACTTTTTATTAATTAATAACATCTCCTTACTTAATAGGGGTATTTGTGAAACATAGCTAAACTAAAGGTGAATTATAATAATTGTCAAGCATATTTCAAAAGTTCTTTTAATATTCTAGCTCTTTTGAAAGATACTAGATTTTAAAATATAGGGAGTAAGAAAATGGTAAATACAAAACAATCAAATTCAATTGGTAATCATACGACTCAAAAAGAGCCATCTTCTAATGGTAATGTATCAAATAGCAAACCATTACAAGACATTTCAACCACAATTGATAATGCCCGTCCAGATTTAAACTCTCCACCGACTAATAACAATCATGTACCCGATATGAATGAAGGTGGAGAGAATTTGGTTGCTACAGGTGCAGGAACCTTGGGAGGAGCGGCGGTAGGTGCTGCATTTGGTGTTGCTGGCGGCCCTCCAGGTGCTGTTGTTGGGGGGATTATTGGTGGTGTGGTGGGAGCAATAGCAGGTAATGATATAGCTCAAACAAATAATCAAAAAGATGATAGTAATGACTGGCAAGAAGAAGATAATTATTGGCGAGAAAACTATAAAAAAATGCCATATTATACTGAAGACAAGAATCTAGAATATGATCGTGATTATCGAGCGGCTTATCGTTTAGGTTATGAAAATCGTGTAGATAATAATGCAGAAATTAATTTTTCCGAGGTTGAATCTAAATTGACAACTAAATGGGAACAAGTTAAAGGCAGTTCACGTTTACAGTGGGAGGAAGCTAAATTTGCTGTAGAAGATGGATTGAAAAAAATTCATCCTTAAGTCATTTAATACTTAGAAAGTCTCCTCAATGGGGGAGACTTTGCGATAATATACTTTTAAGCTAATTTTTAATTTTAAGCCAATTTTTAATTTCAATATCAATAAAAAATTAATGATGGGTTTAATCATAAAATATTAATTATATTTTCATTATTCTTTTTTCTTTAGGCATTTAAGTATTTGAACAATTAAGCGGGCACTCTTCATTTTTCTGCCTTCTTCTTGATAGTACTGTTCAAAAAAGGGCATAGAAGGAGATATGGATTTTTTCAGACTCAGGATTAGCCTATTCAGATTGTAATTCTAATAATTTTTTAGTGGCCCATTGTTCACACTCACTCGCTGTATCTCGAGTAGCCGTATAACGTTTGCCTAGATAACGAATATTGATGCGCCACGCTGTCCCCGCTTTTAACTGGCTTCTGCATAATAACACTCCAAATTTCATGGTGTTGCAACGGAAATATAAAGCGTTTTTTAATGCGAATTTTGACTATTTTGAGTAGTCAAAGCTAACCAATAGAGAATAAAAAAACCACCTAATTCTTTCGAATTAAGTGGTTTTTGAATTTTGGAGCGGGAAACGAGACTCGAACTCGCGACCCCAACCTTGGCAAGGTTGTAATATTTTAATTAAATCAACTGTTTAAAATAGAGTGGTGGCACAGTGGGGGCAGGGCAATTTTATTGTAATAAAATATTTATTTTACACATAATATAAGTTATTTTGTTTACTATTATTAGAATTACTTATAAGGAGCTTTTAAAATGTCTGTAGCTGTTAAAATTCAAGATATTCTTTCCGAAAAATTCTTTCAAAAGAATACGCCTTTTGAAAATCTAAACGATTTATTTTCAAAGGCGGGTGTAACTATTTCTTCAGTAGAAGATTATACATCTCTTTCTGAGAATAATGAATTTAACACTTTTATTCAAAGCACTACTAAATATTCGAGTTTTAATGATATGAAAGGAAAAGCTACCGTTGAATTGCTTCTTGGAAAATGATGTTGAATAAAGGGGCATAAAGCCCCTTGTTAGTTTTTGCGTCTTGCTTGCCTTTGGGCTTTAGCCTTATTTAGATTATCTAAAATCGGCATGACAGTAGCAGGGTTATAAAGGTGCTTTCCGTCTCCGCCTAGATTATAAGCCCTTAATTCATCGATAATGGTTTTTCTCGATAAATTATACCGTTCCATTAACCAAGAAGCCGGCACACGGTTCGGTATCTCCTCCGCTTTAATTTCTAAAACTTTACCGATGTTTGGTACATCGTCATGTATAAAAATCTGTGGTGGTTTCTCTGATTCAACTACAACAATATATTTTCCCATTACGCTACTTCTCCAATACTAATTAAAATTTCTTCTGGTAAATCGTCTGTATCTTTTTCAATTAAACTTCGCATCGCTTTTTCATTGCCTCCATTAATAAATCTTGTACTTCGCGTTTAGACTCACGGCGCTCCATTACGATTTCATCCATCGTGCCTTTTGCAATGATGTGATAGATGTAAACAGGGCGGTCATATCCCGCTTGCGCTTGGCGTGTTGGTCCAATACGTTCGATAATTTGTTGGTATTGTTCTAAATCCCACCAGTGGGAAAAGAACACAAGGATATTTCCACCGTCTTGTAAATTAAGCCCGTGGCCTGCACTTGCAGGATGAGCAAATAACACAGGGATTTTGCCCGCGTTCCAATCGTGAATCGTTTGCGGGTCTTTATCTAAATGGCGACCTTTTGGGAATGCTTTTAATAAACGCTCAAGGTCGCTTTTAAAATGGTATGCAACCAACACAGGCATGCCCGCAGCTTCTTCAATTACTGATTCAAGCGCCTGAATTTTTAAATCATGGATAGGGTGCCAAGTGCCGTTTTCATCGGTGTAAATAGAACCGCTTGCAATCTGCAAACACTTCATTGTTTTTGACGCTGCGTTGAATGCTTCGACTTCAACAGTTTCAGCTAGTTCAATGAACATTTCCTTTTCCATTTCTTCATAGGTTTTACGGGCTTTGCCTGTAAGCTCTACTTCGATTGGGTAGACGATCGGCTCTTTAATATTGAAATAATCTTTAGCCTCAATGCTTAAACATACGTCATTAATTCGTGCATGAATTTCGCCTTGACTATGATCGAATGGAACAAGGTTAACGGCGTTACGATCGTCACCAACTACAACCTTTTGAAACCAACGATCTGTAAAAGCGCTGAAACTGGTGCCTAATCTTTGACCACGATCAATGAACCATAGTTGGCCCCAAAGGTCTTTAAGCCCGTTGGGTGCAGGCGTTCCCGTTAATTCAATGAATCGTTTGACTCGAGTATGCGCGACTTTACCTAAGGCGCGTGCGCGTACCGAACCTTGTCTTAAACGAAAACCTTTTAGCTTTGTGCTTTCATCGGCGACCACTTTTGTAAAGGGCCATTTGCTACCTAGAAAATCAATTAACCATGGTAAATTTTCATAGTTAATTGCGTACGCATTTGCTTTTTGTTTTAAAGCACGTACACGGTCTTCAGGCGAACCGACCACGGCAACAACTTTATAATCTTGTAGATGTTCCCATTTCTTAGCTTCATCGGGCCATGTGGTTGCAGCAACTCGCAAAGGGGCAACGACGAGAGTCGGCCCCGGCTCAAACAATTCGAGAATTTCTAAAGCGGTGAGGGTAGAAGATGTTTTACCTGTACCCATTCCCGCAAACACGGCACAACGTTCATTATCAAGAATGTGATTGATAATTAAATGTTGGTAGTCGTGCGGTATAAATTTACGTGGTTGAGTCATTACATGGGATGCGGTAACAGGTGCGAACCGTTATAACATTTTTAAACTACGATCTGGTTTAGCAAGCTTTATTGGTGAAACAACTGAAACAAGCTTCACAGACGATAATATTGAGACAAACGGTTCAATCACACCGCCATTAATTCGTAATCCTTTTGAATTTTACCCGACCGCAGTTGCATATCACGGGCAGCGAAAAGTGTATGGCGGCGGTTATAAATCGCCCCAATGGATTCGCATGTCGCGTACGGCAACGGATGACAATTTCGGGTACCACATTCCTACTCAAGATACAGATTCAATTCAAATACGGTTTGCTGCCCGCGACGGTAACGGTGTTAAACACCTAGTTACAATGAGTGATTTACTTATTTTGACAAGTGGGGCACTTTGGAAAATGTCAGCGGATGGAGCCGTAACAGCTGCTAGTGTGAATATGAACAAGCAGTACAGTACAGGTGCAAATGATGTGACACCTGTTGAAGTTGACGGCGCTACAATTTTTTCCTCCGATCAAACAGGGCACGTACACGAAATATCATTGGCAAGCGGATACAACGCATCTTTTTATCAAACAATCGACTTATCAATAATGTGCCCACAACTTTTTGATGGGCAAAAAATTATTGATTGTGCATTATTGCGTAACCCTTTGAATATTATATATTTTGTACGTGGCGATGGTGTTTTGCTTTCATTAACATATGAGCCAAAACAACAGGTTTGGGCTTGGGCAGAGCATCACACCAACGGTAAATTTTTATCTATTGCAGAAATACCGGAAGAAGATCAATCTGTTTTATATGCGTTTATTGAGCGTGACGGTTTTTATACCATTGAACGTATGCTTACAAGGCAGCCGTTAGATATGCAGGATAAGTGCTATTTAGATAGCAGCATTCAGTACAAGGGCAATCCTACATCAACTTTAACCGGCTTAGATTGGCTTGAAGGTCAAACAGTATCTGTGTTTGCAGATGGTGGCGTTAAACCCAATGTCAAAGTAGAAAACGGCGCAATTAAACTGCCACGTGAGTTATCTAATATTTGGGTTGGTCTGAATTACGAAGCTGAACTACAAACATTGCCGATTTTTCAAGAACAAAAAAATCCTGTTAAACCTAAAGTCGTGAATAAGGTTCACCTAAGAGTAAGAGAGTCTCAAAACATTTTGGCTGGTGCTAATCAGGATATTGAGGATCGCACACCAATTGATGAGTTTAAACCGCGTAGCAATGAACGCTATGGTAGCCCCCTTAAATTGTATTCGGGTTTGGTAGAAGTACCAGTTGACAGCACTTACGAAAGAGACATTCAAATTACTGTAAAACATGATAAACCTTTACCAATGAAGATATTGGCCCTTGAGGTAGAAATGACATGAGACGAAATAATATTGAAATTCGTAAGCCGACTGAGCGCGATATTCGTATTCTTGTTGAAAACCTGCGTGATGCCGATAAAGACGAAATGAAAGCGTACTTCAATGACAATTTTCATTGGATGATCAAAATGTCTATCAAGCATTCAAGTGATGCTTGGACAGTAGTAGTAAATGGTAAATTGCTTTTTATTTGTGGCGTTGGGATGTCAAGTTTAATTGGCAACGTTGGTTGCCCGTGGTTACTTGGCACGAATTTCATAAAACAATATCCGTTTGAATTTTACAAACAATGCCAAAGTATTTTAAAGGAAATGCGGTCGGAGTATGCCGTTCTTGTAAATCATGTGTATGAAAAAAACGAGAATGCTATACGTTTCTTAAAAAGACTAGGCTTTGATTTAAAAAAAGCAGAACCATACGGCGCGAACAATAAAATGTTCCATCCGTTCGTGATGGGGGCGTTATGACAAATCCATATGCATATGCAGCGGTTAAAGGGGTAGAAGCGCTTTCCAGTTACGCAAAAATGAAGGCGCAAAAACAGGCGTTTAAGCAACAAGAAAAGCTCGCCCTTTACAATGCAACCCTTTCAGATAATCAGGCTCGGCAAGCTATTGAAGATGGTACCAATGCCGTAACTGATTATCAGCGTAACGTTTCGGCCTTTAAATCGAGCCAAATTAACGCCCTTGCGGAGAATGGCATTGATGTAACACAAGGTTCAGCCATTGATTTACTTGCTTCAACAGAGATGCTTGCTCAAGGCGATATTGATTCAATTAAATACAATGCTGCGCTTCAGTCTTGGGGGCACAAGGTTCAAGCCACAAATTACCGCAATCAAGCCGAAAATTATCGTGTTGCTGCGAAGTCCATTAGACCTGTATTAAGCACGATACTAAACCTTAGTGGGGAAGCTGCTGCCGCATTTGGTTCAAGTATGGGTAAAGGCGGTTTAGGGGGCGGGATTGAAAGCGGTTCTGCATCTAGTGGCGGTTCTGACTTTGCTTCAAGCCTTTATGGTATAGGTGGCAGTAATTCGCAAGGCGCGTCATGGCAAAATTATAATTGGAATTGGTTTGGAGCTAGTTAATGCGTATTCCACAATTTAATCGACAAGTTTCTGACAATAGCGTTCCAAATGTACAAGTCAACGGGGGCATGTCAGCAGGCGAAGCGGCAAGCCTAGTTGGTAATAAAACTGATAGCTTAATCGGCGCACTTAATTCAGGTTTGAATGCGTACCAAGCATACCAAGATGAAGCGGACCGCGTACGTGTTATTGATGCCCAAAATAAACTCGCTGAATTAAAACTTCATTTGCAAAATAATGATGTCGATGGGTACGGCAACAAAAAAGGGGTAGATGTAGTAAGTTTTGATGATGGCAACGGTGGAGGGTTTGTAGATTACTATACAAAAGCCTATCAAGACGGTATTGGGCAAATTGCAAATACTTTAGGTAATAGCCGTCAACGTGCCTTGTTTAGAGAAATGTCAGAACGTGACGCGGTGCAGTTCAAAGGCTCATTACAAAATTACTTTGTACGTGAAAATGACGTTTATCAACAAAGCGTTTATTCATCATCAGCAGATCGTTTTATTCGAGAAATAAACGAGAACCCTGGTGACTTCACTAAGATTGATGAAAGCCGTGCTAATCTTAAAGCTTCATTAGGTAAATTAATGAATCTTGAAGGAAAGGCAGCGACTGAAGCAGAAAACATTTATCTTAAAAATGTCTCGGTGGCCCACATCACAAACATTAGCGCCTTTGTCGAAAATGGTGATTTAAAAGCAGCACTTGCCTATAAAAATAAATATAAAGACGAGATTTCATTAGCAGATAGCTTTAAGGTAGATCAGCGTATTCATCAAAAACTTGAAGATCAGCAAGTCGAATCTTTAGTTAATATGGCCACAACCGGAACACAAGAGGGCAGCAACCCTGCTTTAAACGTTCCCCCGCAAGCATCAGCAAAAATTGCTCAGGAGCTTAAAAGTCTTACACCTGATCAGATGAAAAACATCAAATACAATGATCAGCGTTTAGATGTTTACACCGTACATGCAGCAAAAGAAAAAGACATGGATTGGGCCGCACCACTTTTACTTGCTATTCGTTTATCTGGTGAAAAATCAAATAACGATGCCGTATCACCAAAAGGTGCAAAGTCGGTTATGCAATTTATGCCCGAAACATGGAAAGAGTACAGTAATAATGGCAAGCGGGATATTAATAACCCCGCAGATACTATTGATGCTTCATTAGAGTTTATTGACTGGATTAGCAAAAAATATAAAACCAAAGACCCAATGGTTATTGCGGCTTATTATAACGGCGGGGGCAATGCCGCTACTGCTGTTTTAAAAGGGGGACAACCCCCTGCGACTGAAACACGTAAATACATTCAGCGCATTGATAAATGGTTAACTGAAGATTTTGGTAAGTATGCAAATAAGCCTGCAAAAACACGGGAACAAGCTTATGAAGATATTTGGAATAGCAACGTTCCGGTAGATGTTAAGCAAAAGGCCTTGATTGCTACAGATCGGTACTATAGCGGACAAGATAAAGCCAAAGAAGAACGTCAAAACAAAGAATACGACACATTATACAAAAACATCGTGTCTGGAAAATATACGTTTGAACAGATACCCGCAGGGAGCATCACATCATTAGAGCCTAACCAGATCGATAGTTTGCGTTCGGTGAGTAAGTCGATTTACTCGAAAGATGTTAAAACGGATCCTGTTGTTTTAAGCATGATTACGCTTAATCAAGAAGAACTTTTAAAAGGTAAACCAAAATCAGTTTTACATCAGTATGCTGACAAATTGTCGCCTTCAGATTACCAAGAAGTTACTAAAATGTACGCTGAACAAAACGGCCTTAAGGATGGTAAAAAAGAAAAACCAAAGACTTTCTTGATCGATGACAACACTGTATCGAGTGCATTAAAACCTTATCTCGGCACTATTGGTATTACTGATACAAAAGATAAAAAGCAGCTTTTACACTATAACGCAGTTAAAACGGATTTAATGCAAACTCTAAGAGAGGCCGAAGCTAAAAACGGGGGATATCTAAGTTGGGAACAGGTAAACCGTGTTGTTTTGAAAAATATTAATAACCAAGTGCGTGTCACTACTTCACGGCCTTTCTTTGAAGATAAAGTTGAAATGAACCGTGTTTATGCACAAGTAAAAAGTAAAGCTGATATAACTGATTCAATGAAGACAAAAATTGATAATATATTTAAAAAGCAGGGTAGAAATCCTAATAACGTTACGGATTCAGAATATATCAATGCTTACTATTCAATAATGCGAAGGGGTTTTTAATGAGAAAAATTAGTTTAGGGCTTTTATTTTTAATTTCTAGCGCATGTGCTGTTTCTGCCGAAGAGCCTTTGCAGCCGTATCCAGTTACTTTAAAAAAACTACCTCAACAGGAATTTGGTCAATTAGTTTATAAACTGTTGCCGAATAAAAATGAGAAAAAGCTCTATTGGGATTTTCGGTCAAACGATAAATCAATAGTTTGGCTTGACAGCTTTTATGTTGAGAAAAAATTAGAAGATGGAACATTCCATTCAAGTAGAAAGGGTGTTGCGCGTGTAAATGTTCTGGGCACAAAAAGTACTATTGTAGATCACCGTACTTACGAACTTCCTTGGTCGGTAATGATGGAGGGAACTGTAGGTAAATTTGGACCAAATACAATTTCTCTATATCCCGCCACAGTTGCGCGTGAATATGAAAATATTTGTTTTGGTGAAAATTTTGATAATTGTGAATTCTCACCTTTTAAGTCTTTAACCAAAGCAAATATTAAATTTAAAAAAGTATGTGAAAAGAATTTCGGGGCTTTGAATTTTGAAGAAGCATATCTTTTAACTTCGCCAAGTAAAAAAGCAGTTTATGGAATTTGGCAATCAAGTAGTGGTTCTGGCGGTACAAGTAATTTATTTAGAATTGACTATTCAGAAAACCAAAAACAGGTCTGCGATACTTTGATGAGCGGGCTTTAAATTTTAATTGCCATAAAAGGATGTGTAAATAAATGAGCACTACAGAAAAAAGAAAATTAATAAATAGCTTATTTTCATTTTCTTGCAGCGCATTTGTTATAGGCTTTTTCTTTTACTCTTTTGTTAGTTTTGAAAGCTATTACAGATATGAAAATTTAATTAATATTTACAGTATGCTTTTGTTTTTCATAAACATAATTATAGCTTTTTTAACTCTTAAATTTAGTCATATATTATCAGATGAGGAAGTGGATTATTTAGATAATTCTAAAACCATAGGTTTGCAAAATGGAAATATTTTAGGGCTTTTATTTTTAAGTTTTTTCAACATCTTACTTTTCAATCCATTTTTCTCTTTTGTAGAGTTTTTTGATAAAGGTGAAGAAAGCTTGAATCTAGCTTATTTAGCAATGACATGTTCACTTTTTGTTGGTGCAGTTTTATTGTACACATCTCGACAGCAAATCAAATTGTTAAGCGAATAACCAAGCTGTCAACAGCAAAAGGCAGTCTAACCTATAACAGCATTTAAGATTACAAATAACCGTAGTCTTAAGTGCTTTTATTATGTCTGATCAAAATACAAATCTGACAATTGGTCAATTATTCGAATTAAACCAAGGCAAGAACCCAACGCAAATTGCTGATACAGAAGCCCGTGCGCGTAAGGCTGCACGTTCGTTGGGCTTAGACTATAACAAGATAACAGAAACGCCTGAACAGATCGTTTCTGTTGCTGATGAGGTAAACACTCAAAAGCGCGTCAATGAAGTGGTTGCAAGTGACCCTGTATTGGGTAAATATGCACTTAACCCAAATCAAGCCGCTGTTTCACTTGATGACTTTGAAAATCTAAAAGACATAAGCGATAAAGTATCACTATTGGGTTCAAGTTTGAATAAACCGTATGAACCTGTTTCATATCAAGACATACAAAATGTTTTGTCTAAAGGAACATCACCAGAACAAAAAAAGAGACTGAAAGAACTAGGTATTTACGAAGACCCTCAAAAGCAGGTCAAGCCGAATGTAAACCCTAATTTATTGGATACGCTAAGCACATCTTTAGTGCCCCAAACATCTGACCAAGTTTTCAAAGAAAATTACGACCGCATCAAGAAAACAGCAGGCGTAATGTCTGCCGAACGGTTTAAAAAATACTATGAAAACCAAGTCTATTGGATGGAGCACACGGCGACTGCTGAACCTACCAGTCCACAAGAACAAGGCAATCGATATGTAAATGCAGCTATTCGTGCTGTTGCGGCTATTGGTCAGACAGAAGGCGCAGTAATTAGCGCAACAACAGGAAACGATAGCCTTCTTAACTTGGCAACACGAGTAAAAAATAAAGCTGCGCCTTCACAAGAAATGACACAAGCGCTTTACCAAGCACAACTTGCAGCACAGACAAATGATGCAGGTGTGTTGGGTGCGGCACAAGAACTGGTTAGCAATGCTGATGCAGGTGTGTTGGGTGAGTTTTTAATTGAACAAGCACCGCCTGCGTTAGTTGGGTATTATGCAGGCGCGGGGGCAGGCGGTGTTTTAACAAATTCACTTATACGAAATACCGCTAAATATGCCCCTATGGTGATGAACTTAGAAAAAGCGGCTAAGTTAGTACGCGGAGTAACAACCGTAGGTAATGCTGCGCAAGGCGCATTAGGTGCAGGCACGGCGGATGCACTGGTGTCATATGGTCAGAACATGGCAGAAGCCCGTGAGAAGTTTTTAACCCGCCAAGAACAGATTGATTATGCAGCTGCAAAAACATGGGGTTCGGCTAAATATTCAGCATTGGGCGGTGCATTAATGCCCGTAACTTTTGGAGGTCCGTTGCGTACGGTCGGAGGTCAAGCAGTCATTCAGTCCGCTGCGGGCATGTATTCCGTTAAAGGTGCGGCTGATGCTGTTGGTGAAAAAGCCGATCCAGTCGAAACGGCTTTAGAAGGTTTGTTAGAAGTTGCAACAGCTGCGCCTGAAGTAGCAATTACATCTGCGGCCAAAGTTAAAAACCAACGTACAGCACAATTTGCATTAGACCAATTGCGACAAGATCAACAGCAAGATGCTGTTCGTTCAAGTACGTTTGCAGCTGTACTTAACAACCTTATTGATCGCAACAAAGAAAGCAAGACATCTCAACGTGATGACTCTGCAAGCCAAGCATTTATCAAACAGGCAGTTGAAGAACACGGCGCGGTTGAAGAAGTTTATATAGATGGTCAGACCTTCAACCAGTTATTGCGTGACCGTAATATTGAGCCAACCGATTTATTTGAACGAGCACCAAGTCTGCAAGATCAGTTGGGCACAGCGGAAACATTTAATGGCACTGTACAGATACCAGTGAATGAGTTTGTTTCTGCAATGTCGGTTGTTGAGCGTCCAACAGATTTTGTTGAGAACGTTCGTTCAAGCCCGGACATGCCAACTTATCGCGAAGCCCAAGAGAACCTTGCAAAAACAACGGAACAAATGCAGCAAGAAGCCGATACATATATGGCTGAGCAAGCCCGTTTTGAAAGTGCTGAAGATGCAAAAGAGTTGGTTGCAACTGAAGTACAAAACCAATTGGCTAAAGTCGGAACATTTACGGCTAAATACAATCGTGCAGCGGGTGAATTAACTTCGGCTTTCTACTCAACGTTAGGCGATAAACTTGGTATTTCCGCAAAAGAAGCCTTTGACCGTTACCCGATTCGAATTTTTAATGCAGAAGGGGCGTTAGGTAAAAACGGTATTAAGAAAACTGGTTTTATAAAATTAAATGATTTTTTACCTAAGTACGATATTAATAACCCTAAAAGCATGTCAGAGAGATTAACCATTGCTGCAAAAAAAATATTTGATAAAAAATTATATGAAAGCTATGAGTTGAGTTCAGGTGAATTAATCCATTTAGCCAAAACGGATATAGATTCAGATGGTGAGCATGGGTTTCTAGCAATTAATAATTCTGGCGAACTTATTGGCTATCTCTCGTTTCATACTGTCGATGATGGGAACAACGGCAGATTCAATCCAACCATACATGTTGAAGAGGGGTATAGAAGAAAAGGTATTGCTTCAATGCTATACGATGTAGCAGAAGAAAATGGGGGGCTAATACCAGGATTACACGATTCAAGTGGAACATTACGAACAGCTTTAGGCCAGTCTTTTCGTAAAGGGCGCGATGCCAATAAGCAAAAGAAATATCAAAAAATCTTGGAATCCAAGAAATACAATCAGACCAATGGTGGTACACGCGGCTCTATTACTTTCAGCATTGGTCAGGATGGTTCAACAATTGTTCTAAGCAAAAATGCTGACTTCTCTACCTTTGTGCATGAGCTAGGGCATCACTTCTTAGAAATGAATATGCAAATTGCATTAAGTCCTGATGCGCCCGCACAAGTCCGTGAAGATATGGAAACGGTAATGAAGTGGGCTTCACCAGAAACAACTGATCTGGGTGAATGGGATTTTTTCACCGATGCAGAAAAAACAGAAGTACACGAAAAGTTTGCAGAAACTTTTGAACAGTATGTTTTTACGGGTAAAGCACCAAGCGCAGCATTAAAGCAAGTTTTCAACCGATTCAGACAATTCATGATTGCCGTGTACCGGAACATAGAAAAGTTTATGGGCATAAACGACCGTGCAGAATTGAATGCTGATATCACAGGCGTAATGGACCGTATGCTTGCATCATCAAGTGCAATTGCTGAAGCACAAGCCGCATCAAATCTTGAAATGCTAATTCATCAAGATGATGCAATGCGCCTTGGTATTTCGCCAAAAGATTATGACGAAATGCGCCAAGATCATGAAATTGCTACAGAATTATCTATAAATACTTTAGAGCAGAAATCCCTGCGCAATATGATTTGGTACCAAAAGCAGAAGTCTAAGTATCTGAAAACATTGCAAAAAGAAGCTGATAAAAAGCGCGCTGCCGTTCGCGAAGACATGGCAAAAGAAATTGCACAAGAACCTGTATATCAGGCTATGGCATTCCTACGTCAACCGCTTGACCAAGTTGCTAAGCGTGACTCAACCAAGGTTGAGCCTGAACGCGACAATCTATTTGAAGCGATTGCTAAATTCGGCGGGCTTGATGCCAATGAAGTAGAAAGCACATGGGGCATTGATGAAGCTGCCAAAACTAAATCAGGCATTGGCAATAAACCTGTCGTACGTTCTTCAAAATCAAAATTAAAAGGCCTGTCGATTGAATCTATGGCTGAGAAGCTAAGCGAAGAGGGCTATTTAACTTTAGATGAACACGGCAAATTTGATACACGTGAACTTGAAGATAAATTTGCAGACCAGTTACGCGGGATTAACCAATATTCAAATAAAGTTGATCCAGAGTTACTGGACTATGCACAAGACATGGATTTGCTGCAACGCTATGCAGAAGGTCGCACAACTAAAGGCAAGTTATCACTAGATTGGATTGAAGCCAAGTACGGACGAGACAGCGGTATTTACCAAAGCATTTCTAAAGGCGCTTATGGTTTTGCACAGCGCGGTGGAGAAAACCCAGACGTAGTTGCTGAGATGTTCGGATATGAAAGCGGCGATGCATTGATTCGTGACTTGCTTAATTCACCGAGTCCTAAGCAAAAAATTGATGAGCTCACCGATGCGCGTATGGCTGTTCAATATTCTGAATTTTTCGATCAACAAAGCATTATAGAAGCAGTCGAAGCCGCATTACACAATGATGTTCGTGCGCGTATGCTTTCAGCTGAAATGGCTGCACTAAACGGTTTGCTTGGCCGCAAGTCTGCTTTGAATGAAGCAGCAAAGACAGTTGCTCAAGATATTGTTCAACGCCAAAAAATTAAAGATATTCGACCGCATGTACGTGCACAAGATGATGCTCGTTTAGGGCGCATGGCAAATGAAGCATTTAGAAAGGGGGAGACGGTCGAAGCTGCACGCCATAAGCGCAATCAATTGGTTCAGTTCTATGCAACCAAATACAGTTACGATGCAAAAGACCAGATTCAAAAACACCTTGATTTAGTCAAAAAGGTTTTTGGAAATAACGAGAAGTTATCTAAAAACCGTGACTTTGATTTTGTGACCGCTGCCCGCGGCATTTTGGGCAAATATGATCTTGGCCGCGAATCAACAAATTATGAGCATCAACTAGAATTGATTCGTAAATATGACCCGACCACATATGCCGAAATACAGAACATAGGCGCATTGCCTGAAAACCAAAACTATCGCGAATTAACACTTGAACAGTTCAATGCAGTTATGGCCGCAGTCGAAACACTTTGGCATCGATCTAAAGAAAATAAGATTTGGCATACGACCAATGAAGCCTTTGAGCGTGAACAGGTCCGTGAAGAACTAATACAGCAAACAGGTGGTAAGAAAAGTGTTGAAAAGATTCAGCAAACTTTATTGGGTAGAGATAAGACCGCAGAACTTAAAGCTAAGTTCATGGAATTAGGCGCTTCAGCAAAACGTGTCGACCAGGTGGTGACTTGGTTAGACGGCGGCGCAAGTGGCAAATTCCGTACGTATCTAATCAACCCTATGCAAGATGCTTTGGCTAAATATCGTATTGAGAAAGCCAAGATGCTTAAAGATGTGGTCGATATTTTTGAAGGATTTGGCAAACTCGATAATTCAAAAATTGCTGCACCTGAACTTAATAACTTTACTTTCGTGGGCAAGCAATCTTTGCTCCATGCGATTTTGCATACAGGTAACTTAAGCAACAAAGAGCGTCTTGTTTTAGGCTATGGGTGGGGCGCGCGTTTAGAAGATGGTTCGGTTGATTTCAGTGCATGGGATCAATTCTTTAGCCGGATGGTTAAAGAGAGCGTGATTACCAAAAAAGATATGGATAACATCCAAAAGCTCTGGAATCTTTTTGATAAATACAAAGAGCAAGCACAAATCACACATAAAAAAATTAACGGTCGCTATTTTGATGAATTACCACGTACACCTATTAGTACGCCATTTGGTGAGTATGAGGGCGGTTATGTGCCTGCCGCTTATGACCGCATTCGCTCAAATGAGCAAGACCGCATTCAAGATAAAAACTTAGCCGAAAATAACTTAGCTGCATTAGATATCGCCACGACTGGCGCGAACTTTACCAAGTCACGTGCAGATCGATACCACGATCAGCTTGAGCTTGATATGTCTCGGTTACCAAGTCATCTTGATAAAGAATTGCGCTATATCCATCTTGAATTACAGATTCGACAAATCGGGCGTTTATTGTTGAATAAAGATTTTCGAAATGAGATTGAGCGCGTATTGCCATTTGGGGTTAAACAAGTCTTTAACCCATGGTTGAAAGCAATCGCAAATCAGACCGTTGATGAAAGCTCAGGCATTAGTTTGCTAGATAATGTTTTCCGCACACTTCGCCGCAATACGGGTATCGCGATTATGGCAGGTAACTTAAAAAATGCTGTTGAGCAGTTCACAGGCTTTACACAAGTTGCTGTTGCAGTACCGCCGAAACAATTGCTAAAAGCTCAGGCCCATTATTTTGCTTCAGTTGCTACCCGTGAAGACATGGCTAATAACATCATGGAAATGTCTGACTTCATGAAAACCCGTTTCGACCGTGCAGCGGATGAATACCGTTATGCGGTGGATGAGATTGTTTTTCAAAAGGGCGCAATTCAAACAGTGAAAGATTTCACTATGAAGCACGCGTATGTATTGCAAACAACAATACAAAGACCAATGGAAACGATTTCTTGGCAAGCAGCTTTCAATCACTATACAGAACAAGGGATGACACAATACGATGCCGTTCATGCTGCTGATGCGGTTATTCGACAATACATGACAGATATGTCACCAGAAGGTATTTCAAATCTTGAACGTGGTACACCCGCTAAACGAATGTTTTTGATGTTTTACAACTGGTTCAATATGGTTTGGAACACATCAATGTCAGAAGCTAAGTTAGCGTTAGAGGCAAGCAACGGCTCATGGGTGCAAGCATCGCCACGCTTGGCGTATGTGGCGTTAATGATGATCTCTATCCCTTCGATGTTGTCTGAACTGCTCAGCATTATTTTTGCAGGCGGTATAAAGGATGACGATAAAGATGATGAGAAGTGGGACGACCTTTCAGCAAAACTTGCTCTTTCACAAGTTAAAATGCTTGCGGCATTTGTGCCTTATGCTGGTAATGTGGTAAATGCTGCAATTAGCAATACGGACGATACCATTGTGAACGACCGCTACACAGCATCACCAGTATTCAGTATGGGTGAGAGCGGGCTTTCTCTAATTCAACATGCAAGACGTGCTTTGGATGAGGATAAGGAAGTTAATCAAGGTAAAGCTTCAAAAGATTTAATGAATACAGCGACCCTCGTTACGGGCATTCCGTTTGCTGTACTTGGTAAGCCTTCTGGTTATTGGCTTGATGTAGCCCAAGGCAAGAAAGATGCACCAGACAGTATTTACGATGCAACACGCGGTACGATAACAGGGAAACATACACCAGAAAATTAACCTGTTGACAGTGCAGGACTAGTAACCATCTATTTATTAGTTAGCTTACATAAAATTGGCTGTAGAGATTACAGCCTTTTTTATTGGTGCAATTATGACTGTTCAAGTATCGGATCGGTTAAGCCAACTTTATGTTGGTAACGGAGTAAATACGCGTTTTGACTTTATGTTTCGAGCGTATGAGCAAGAAGACGAAACAGGCGTTGGAGTACGGATAAAGGTTGGTAACGAATTTGAGTTTATTGACGAGTCTGAATATACGGTCACAACTAACCCTGACAATATGGGGGGATACGTTACTTTTGTTAACCCGCCTAGCGCTGAAACATTTTTTTATATCGCGGGTAAAACACCCGTAGATCAGCTTCTTGATATTACAAATTACGATAACTTCTATCCAGATGCTTTGGAGAGAGCGTTAGACAAAATCACTGCCATTCTGCAGGAATGGAACCATTTAGTAGATTTCGAAACTAAAGCACGTATTTTAGCTGATATTGCCTATGATGATTTAGCAAAACAGCGTGAAGCAGATTTAAAAGCATATATAGATGGGATAGCAAGTGCGGTTATTGGTAAACCGGTTTTAGGATTACCTTCCGAATTTGTAGTTGATGGGGATGAAACTCAAAAACAGATTAATGACAAATCTGTGCGCATATTTGAGTCTCTGAATGACTTACTTGCCTACACCCCAAGAAAGAATGGTCAGGTTGTATATCTTAAGTCAATCCATTATGGGCTTAATAAAGGTAATGGACTTTTTGAATATAAAGCCGTAAACCAATTAATAAGTGATGGTGGCAACATCTTCAATGGATGGACTAGGCAAGTTCCTCCAAGTTATTTCAATGCTCACAATTTCGGAGCAATTGGCGATGGCTCAGACAATGAATATGACCATGAAGCATTTGTAAAAATTTCTAAAGCAGTAATGGCTTCCGATATTGAGGCAATAAGCATACATATTCCTGATGGTAATTATATTGTAGGTAAACAAAGTTTTGTTGCGGGACAAGGTTTCACATTTGAGCATGTGCTAAGCATTGGATTTTCTCAGATGGTTAATAAAACTATTCTGCTTAAATCAGATGGGGCAAAACTTAAGTTAAGAGATGGACTTTATTTTGGTATTTTCGATAAGAATACGAAAGAGCCTTTTCAAACAACTATGCCATTTTATCCAAGTACATCGTCTTGGGCTAAGGATGGGGCAAAAGTAACAGGAGCGTATACGGGGTATATTGTAAATTTTGAAAATATTAAAAGTTTTGTTTTTTCAGGTAAAATTGATATTGACGGTAATCAGGCAAATCAAGTTATAGGTGGGCAATACGGAGATACAGGTTGGCAATTGATGGCGTACGGCTTTCGTGTTGTAAATATTAAGCAGTTATCTTTAGAAAATATTTATACCCATGATCACTTGCTTGATGGTTTTTATATTGCTGGCTATAACTCATTAACTGAACCAGACAAAGTACTTTCAGATGTGTTTGGCTCAGTTAGAAATGTCGTTTCATATCATAATTCTAGGCAGGCTTGTAGCTTCTGTGGCGGTCAGAATATTTCATTTTATGACTGTTCATTTAGTGACACTGCAACGTCTGATATGAAAGTACGTTCAATGCCGATGTCTGGTTTGGATATTGAAGCAGAAGTATCGCCGATTCGGAATGCTCGTTTTTATAATTTAAAAAGCTTTAATAATGCGGCGACTCAGGTCGTGGCAGATAGTGGTAATACAAAGAATGTTCATTTTTACTCCAGTCGTTTTTTAAGCCCAGCAGGTGGTGTAACGGCATGGGTACGTAAGCCGCAATTCAAATTCTTTAACTGCTATTTTAATGGTTACATGGAGGGGCAGTACGGAACTAATATTGAAGAAGATAGAACATTGTATCAGGGATGTACATTCACAGATGACCCAAGCGAAAATGCGAATGTTGAGGCAACAACATATTTAATTAATGCATCTGGAGCTAATCCAAAATTTGATGACTGTAAATTCAACATTTATAACTCAGGGTGGCTTTATGATTACGGATATTCAGGATCCATAGATCGATTCACAGTTAAGAATAGTGAATTCAATATTTATACTGATTCTGCTACAGCTGCTATGAATGGTATCTATGAAAATGTTGTTATTAACGATTTAAGGGCAGATCCTACAAGAACGATTTATCCAACATTGGACGGTGGTAGATACAACAATGTTGTTGTTAAATCTCCGACCGGGGTAAGTGGAATAGTGCTTTATGGCTCCACAAGCTTGGCTAACAATCGAAATGCTGTCTCTACACGAAGTAGTAATCCCTATGATGTACTTGAAATTACACCTTTTGAACTCAAAGGGTTTCACGTGGCAGGTAATCAGGGAGTCTCAAGTTTAGTTAAAATTGGCTATTCACCATTTCTTAATCTCATGAATATCCAATATAACATCGGTGACATTATTCATTGCACAATGCCGAGTTCTGGTATTGATAAGTGGATTTGCGTAACTGGTGGACTGGGTACTGCTTCAGTCTGGAAAAAAGTACCCCTAACGCTTCAAGCTTTATAGTTTAAAAAGGCCCCGACTATTCGGGGCTTTTTACTGTCAACAGATTTCGATACTTATAAAACGCCAATACCTAAAATAATGAAAACATTAGCTTGGTACCAAAAATGAATGATCCATTAACTATTAAATCTTTACCGTGGGTAATTAAAATCTGGGCGGCAGTAATGGGCGGCATTTTTGCTCTCATGCTTAGCGGGGATATTGATACTGAAGGAAAAATTAAAATCAATTTAAGTGTAATTCTTAAATTATCAATCAGCATCACAATTAGCTTATACGGCGGTTCTGCTTTTATTGAATACCAAGATTTGGGGAGTCTTCACCCGATGACCCACGGTTTCATCATGTTGATTTTTGCAGTTTTCGGAATGCTTTTAATTGGTATCTGGTACCAAGCAATTAGGTTGTGGAAGGGCAAAACAATCAGTGAGTTAATCACTGAAGTTAAAGAATCTTTCAAAGCACTGTTCAAATAGGAGAAAACCCCATGTCAGTAGATAATTATATTGATGAGCTAATCAAACGCGAAGGCGGTTATGTAAATAATCCTAATGACCGTGGTGGTGCAACTAATTATGGAATCACTGAAGCAGTTGCACGTGTAAACGGTTGGAAAGGTCCAATGCGTGATTTGCCATTAGATTTGGCAAAGCAAATTTATAAGCAACAATATTGGATTAATCCTCGTTTTGACCAAGTAAATGGTCTATCGCCATTAATCGCTGAAGAGCTTTTAGATACTGGTGTGAACTGTGGTGTTGCATTTGCAAAGCCTTTATTACAACGGGCTTTGAATCTATTGAATAACCAAGGTAAAGGCGGTTGGCCTGATCTAGCCGTCGATGGTATTTATGGTTCAGCTACATTAGGAGCGTTAAAAATCTTCCTTGCTAAGCGTGGTAAAGACGGCGAGAAAGTGATGCTTAAAGTTCTGAACATTATGCAAGGGCAACGCTATATAGAAATTTGCGAACGCAATCCCACGCAAGAGCAATTCTTTTATGGTTGGATTAACAACCGGATCGCATAAAGTGATTTTTTGTAAGAGAACCAAGCTAGCAACTTTTATCACTATATTGTGCATTCTGTTTTCAGGATGCACAGCGCATTCAATCAATAACAATATTCAAGTATCATTATGCGTAAAGGCAATTTGAGTTTTTAAAATGGCGCAAGTAATGATTATGGTTGTGGAGGCAGGCAAGGCGGAGCACACATGCAACTTGCTTGCTGACATAAATAAAAACGGGGAAGTAACCAAGCTCTATGATTATAACGGCAATGAATTAAAAATTAACTTTTTGCAAAACCAAGTCTATTACAACAAAACTTGGTGGCAATTTACCAAGAAACAAGATACTTAAAATAAAGCCCCTAAATAGGGGCTTCTTATTATGCGGCGTTTAGCATTTTGGCTATTTCTGATGCGGTCGGATTGTAATAGGTATTAACTAATACACTAATAGTTTTGTGCCCTGTAATTTTAGCAAGAATCTCAACAGGCAAACGATAGTCATGAACAAAGCGTGTGATTGCTTCGTGTCTTGAATCGTGAAAAGTAATAACCCCATCTAACCCAACGCGGCGCAAATTGCGCTGCCAAATAAGTCTAAATGCGTTTGATGTTAAAGGGACCATACGACTATCGTTTGGATCGTCTGGCAACCAAGAAAGCATTTCTTTTGCTTTAGCTGTTAGGGGTACGTCACGAGATGAGCCGTTCTTGGTGTCTAATAGTCGGATAAAGTCAGTAAAGATTAGTGACTTTTGTACACTTAGAATTTCGCCTTTACGCATTGCTGTTTCAAGGGCGAACAGAAAAGACCACGCGACACGGTGTCTCGGCTGTGTGGGTGTTTTACCCCATTCATAATCCAAGCCTTTAATTACTTTATTAATATGGTCATCACTAATACGTTGGTGTCTTGGCGGCGGTGCTGAAGGTTTTGTAATTTCTTTGAATGGATTTTCTTTAGTTAAAAATAATTCTTTTCGCGCAAAGTCAAAAACTGAACTGTACATCGCCATTTCTCTAATGACAGTTGCGCCCTTAACCTGTTTCAATCTTTTATCACGCCATTGTTTAACTAGAGCAGGGGTTAAATTGTGTATAGACTCATCTGCTAGTTCGCCCCAATTTTTCTTTAAACATTTGAGCATTTGTACAATTAAACGGACGCTTTTCATTTTGCGACCTTCATCCTGATAATACTTATCAAAAAGGGCTTGAAAAGAAATATGGATTTTTTCAGGTTCTGAGGTTGGCTGTTCAGATTGTAATTCTAATAGTTTGGTTGCTGCCCACTGTTCGCATTCGCTAGCAGTGTCACGAGTGGCAGCGTAGCGCTTGCCCTTAAAACGAACTTCAATACGCCAAGCGTTGCCGCGACGAGTCGGTTTCTGCATTTTTAACACTCCAAATTTCATGGTGGCGCACTGCCGTCAAAAATTGAAGATGTACAAATGACACCCACTTTTTTGGCGGCGGCACGGAAATATAAAGCGTTTTTTAATGTGAAATATGACTATTTTGAATAGTCATAGCTGACCTATCGACAATAAAAAACAAGCCGAAAAGTTACTGGAACCTTTCAGCTTATTGATTTTTAACAACAAATTTTGGAGCGGGAAACGAGACTCGAACTCGCGACCCCAACCTTGGCAAGGTTATGCTCTACCAACTGAGCTATTCCCGCAATGTGAGCACATTATAGAGTGTTTCATTAAAGTGTCAACACTCTTGTGATCTAATTGAACGTTTAATCAGCACGGCGCCAAACTGTACCTTGACGGGTGTCTTCGAGAACTACACCTTGCTCAAGTAAAGACTGACGAATAGCATCTGCCTTCGCAAAGTCTTTAGCTTTTTTAGCATCAACACGTTGTTGAATGAAATCTTCAATTTCAGCATCAGACAAAGCAAGTGCTTCTTGTCCAATATCTGATTTTAAGAAATCATCTACATTGTGTTGTACCAAACCTAAAATGTTGGTGAGGTGACGTAATGTCGAATAAAGCACAGCCGCTTGGTCAGCTTGCTCTTCTTTTACAGCACGGTTTAACTCTTTGTTGAGTTCAAACAATACAGCCATTGCTTCAGCCGTATTGAAATCATCACACATTCCATTGTTAAAACGTTCAATAAAGCTTTGATCAAGCGTTTCAGTTGTCGCTTGACCATATACTTGTTGATAAGCTTTAAATGAATGATAGAAGCGAGTTAAAGAAGTTTTTGCTTCTTTGAGTGCCACATCAGAGAAGTTCACAGGGCTACGATAGTGTGAAGACACAATAAAGTAGCGGATCACTTCAGGGTGGAACTTCTCCATCACGTCACGAATCGTAAAGAAGTTGCCTAAAGACTTAGACATCTTTTCGCCATCAACGTTAATAAAGCCAACATGCATCCAGTAATTCACATACTGCTCACCAGTTGAGGCTTCACTTTGCGCAATTTCATTTTCATGGTGTGGGAACATTAAATCTGAACCACCACCATGAATGTCAAAATGGTTGCCTAGGCAGCAAGTCGACATTGCAGAACATTCAATGTGCCAACCCGGACGGCCATTACCCCAAGGGGACGCCCAAGACGGTTCATTTTCTTTGGCATGTTTCCAAAGCACAAAGTCAAAAGGATGTTTCTTTTCAACTTCTACATCAACACGCTCACTCGCGCCAGCTTGCATGTCATCAAGCTTACGGCCAGAGAGGCGACCATATTTTTCAAATTTGGTGACTTCAAAATAAACATCGCCGTTTGAAGCAGGGTAAGCAGCGCCTTTATTGACCAGATTTCCAATCATGTTTTGCATCTGGTCGATATATTCAGTCGCTTTCGGTGCTTCATCTGGTGCTAAACAGCCTAAGTTCGCTGCATCTTCATTCATAGCGTCGATGAAACGAGTGGTGAGCTGTTGAATCGTTTCACCATTTTCATTCGCACGTTTGATGATTTTGTCGTCAATGTCGGTAATGTTGCGAATGTAGCGAACTTTCCAGCCTTGACTACGCAAAAAACGGATAATGTAGTCAAATGCAACCATAACTCGAGCATGCCCGATATGACAGTAGTCGTAAACGGTCATACCGCAGACGTACATATCGATGTGACCTTCTTTGCGAGGTACAAATTCAACTTTTTTTCGTTGCTCAGAGTTATATAAAACAAACGGTTGCAT